AGGGAAACAAATGTTAAAAAATTTAAAACCAACACATTAAAGCACTTAAAAATGACAACAATAGATTTTAATATTATAAAGGGATTTTTTAGCAAGTATGGAAAAAATATTATTATCCTTATACTTGTGTTTTTTTTGTTTAAATCTTGTGATTGGAGTACTGAATTATCATTGGCGAATTCGTCATTAAAATCAGAAGTAAAAACATATATCTCAAATGCAAAACAATTAGTTGCTAAAAACAATTCACTTGAAGAAGCAAAAGTTAAATATCAAGATTCTATTTTGGGTTTAAAATCTAAACTTGAAGTTAGAAAAATTGAACTTGCTGAATTAAATAAAAAAGTGATTATTAAGGTTAATGAGGTTAAAACGCTAAAATCTCGTGAAATTGCCAAGTATTATGCCGATAGGTACAATATGCCAAAAGAAGTAAAATCAACTAATTTAGGAACCGCATTAACCGATACAGTAGCAAAACTAAACATTACAGAATTAGTTCGTTACGATGGTGTAAAAGAAGAGTTGAAAATTACAAAAGAAGTATTATCTTTGGAGAAGAATATTTCGGCAAAAAAAGACAGTATTATTTTAAACGTTGAAAATCAGAATACGAATTTAGAATTAGCGGTTAAGGAATATGAAAAAGCCACTAATTCGCAAAGTAAAATAATCGAAAACACCGAAAAAATGTTTAAAAAAGAAAAAAGAAAAACAACATTTTATAAAATAACAACAGTAGTAGCCATTGCAACAAGTGGTTATTTGCTATTAAAATAAAAAAGTTATGACTAAAATAGCCAACAAGCAAACTGCCTACACAATAAAATCTCCGTTATCAGGAAATGATTATTTTCCTATTTCTGATTCAGAAGTATCTAATAAAAAAACTCGGTCTGCTGATTTTTACGGAGTAAGAGAATTTGTTATTGCCGGAATGTCACCAATTGCTGGAGGGGAATTAAAATTTACTGAAATTGAATATAACGGAGTGTTAACAACCCCAAGCGATGTTGCTAATGCCATAAATCCTGCGTATCAAGTTGCACAATACGAATTTGTTGTTTTCAATATTAATGGCGACAAATATATTTTAAAATTACAAGACGTAACTATTGGAGTTGGTCAAACTGCCGTGGCAAATTCAGATTTTATTAATTTAATAGGATTTACCAAATTAGGCGATGGAACAAATGTTCTTAAAGGATATAACACCTCAACAAAAAAACAAGAGTTTTACGCTATTAAGTCTACGGGTAATGATATTTCGTTAGTTTCTAATAACATTGTGATTGATCCAAAAGCAGGAACAAATTTAGGCGCAACAGGTCAAGCAATTTACAAAGGACTTGAGGCAACTACAAAAATTCACGAATTTTATAAAATAGATTCCGATGATTTTGTAATTACTTTAGATTCAAATATTGTTAAAATAAACAACCCAGTAATCTCTGATTCGCCAAGATTTTATGTAAATAGCGGATATGACATTGGGGGAACAGCGCCTCAAACAGGAAGCCCATCAAAACCATACAAAACAATCCAAGGCGCAATTGATGCGTATATTAATGCGTCAGAAGGAGGAACAGCACAAAACCCACAAAATATCAATGGTGATATTATAATTCAAAAAGGAGTAGGATATACATTTACAGGAAGTTTTGCTATAAACACAGGAACAGGAAGTATAATTTTTGACGAAGGATGTAGCGTATTGTCTTCTCCTGCAAGCGGAGATTGGCTATGTGATTACGATACGTTAAGCACCACGGCAAGTGCTATTTTAAACATTGTTTTAAATGCAAATTCAACAATAACACTTTCTAAAAGCGGATTTAGAAATAAAGGAACTTCGATAAACAACGGGGCTTTTACGGACGCAAAACAAATAAATATTTCAGGTCAAGGAATGATTTACCAAAGCACAAACGATGCGGTTACTATTGCTTATACAATTATAGAATCTAACTACGTTACAACCGACACTTTTAAAAACGATTCAGCATCTACTTTTAATATTACCGGTACACAATTATTTGCTCTTACTCAGCAAATTTACAAAGTTGGAGGAAATAGTACATTAATTTTTGAAAACGCTAATTTAAAATCAGGAATACCTTCAGTAAATACAAATGTTGCATTAAAAGCATTTGAGCAAATTGGTGGACAAGTAAGACGAATTTCTTGTTCAATTGATGTTGTAAATAATTCTACAAGAACTACCGTTTTTTCAATGACTAAAAATTCGGCTATTCCGTGTCAATTATTTACTATTGATGAATTTATTCAAGGAAATTGTGTTACTTTATTTCAAAACGAAAACGCAAATCAGTCAGATGTAAACGTTAAAAACACAAAAACATTGTTTTTTACTTGTACAAATATTGCTAAATCGCCAAGTGTACTATGGACAGGATGTGGAATATTTAATTCAATAATTCAAGACGGAGCAGTAGATTTTACCCAAGTAGATTTAACTATTGCTAATACTATAAGCGCTTACAATATATTTAACAACAATTCAGTTGAAATTTTAAGAGTATTTGGAAGTAGAGCATTAGCAGTTGCGGGCGGATTGATAAAATATGATAAATTCATTAATCGTAAAACAATTACTGCGGGTGCTTTTGTGGTTGGAACCGAATATCAAATTTTAACAGTAGGGACAACTAACTTTACTTTAATTGGCGCAGCGTCAAATACTGTAGGATTAAATTTTACCGCCACAGGAGTAGGGACAGGTACAGGAACAGCGTATCAGTATGAATTAGACGTTATAATCTAAATTAAAATGGCAAATACAATTAGAAGACTTTGCATTGGCGCAGAAGTCAAAGAGCAACACATTTATTTCGTTGGTGGACAGCAAAAAATATTTATTGACGGAAAGCAGTCAGTCATAACAATTCATTCAATTGACGAATTGGAAAAACATTACCTTATTAACACAAAAGTTGGTGATGAAATTCAAGTTTGGAAAAAAATACCAAAGAATAACATTACGACGGAGGAATATTTTATCGATTAATATGTGTACATTACAAGCACCATTCAAATTTATTATTTCTCCTGCTAACGGAAAACAATACATTGATGAAATTACCGTTGCGGGTAAAAAGTTAATGATTTGCAGTTCCGTAGAAAATCATCAAGACGTAAACCGAATCGGAGTAGTTCGCCAATTACCAAAAAACTACAAAGGAAACGTAAGAATAGGCGATTTAGTAGTCACTCAACACAATGTTTTTAGACTTAATTTAAGCCACAAAGGAGTTCCTTTACAATCCGACCATTATATTAAAGACGATTTATTTTCCGTATCACCCGATTTGATTTATTTAATAATTAGAAATGGCGAATTCATTGCAACTGAAAATTACGTTTTTATAGAACCAATTCAAGAAGAAAAATTCTTACTTGGTAAAGTGACTTTAGAAAATATTGGAGTTGCAAAAATAATAAATTCAGAGGTAGAAAATTATGGAGTTAAAGTTGGTGATAGGATTATATTTCGCAAATTCGCCAATTATCTATTTGAAATATTTGATACCAAACTTTTTTTAATGAAAAATAATCGAGTGCTTTGCAAATTGAATTAAAAAAATATTTACCTTTGTATCTAACCTTTTAAATAAAAAAATTATGTCAAGAATCAAGACCGTTATTCAGCAGACTTCTAAAACAACTGCAGTAACATGCAATGCTTACGATGCAACTATTCAAACAGTTTCATTAACAGATGCAGCGGACACTTCGTTTTCGTTTCAAGTAAACAATTCTTATGTTCAAGATATTTCAGCTATTTTACTTAGCCCACAATATCCTTTGACTACAGGAACAACAACTCGTACAGTTACATTAACTGGGACAAGCGGAACTGCTAACATTACCATAGCAGGTGTAAATTATTTAGCCACGTTTACAACGAATTTGACTACATCTGCAACAAATTTTGTAACTTCTCATGCAGCTACACTTTTAGCTTTAGGTTACACAGTAACATCAAGTGGGGCAGTAATTACAGTTTCAGCATTAACTACTGTTTTCCCAACAATTACAGACGCAAACGTATCAGGCGATTTAGATGGAACAATCGGAACTCAAACTGATACTGCTACAACAGGACTTCCTGCTGTATCACTTGTATCTTACCAAAGAGGTTCATTTATTGTAAGAGTTTCTAATATTGGTACCGCAGCTTTCAATAATGCCGTTAGTTTTACTTACAAACTAACTCACAACTAAAAGTTAAGTTTTTTATTCATAGATTTTTGATCAGTAGAAAAACCTCTCGTAATTGGGAGGTTTTTTTGATTCGTATTATTTTTTTAGTATTTTTGCCAATAACTAAAATTAAATCCAAATGAAAAATTTATCTCAAGACATTGAAGCGTCGATAAAGAACTCTCTTGAGGGAATGATGCGAAATGTTGATGTTCTCGGAGTTGCTGATGAAAAATTAAGTACACTTGTGCAGTCAAGATACGATTCGTTTTCGGCAATTAAAGAAATGATAGCGCTTTGGAAAAATTCTCCTAATTCGCCAAGCGATGAAAAACTAACTAAATATGTAAAGCAATTAATAAAAGCAGGAGACAATTCTGTTGAGGTATTGCGACAAGCATTAAGGAAAAGCATTGATTTTGAAGAATTAGACGCTGAACAGTACGGAAAAGCTATTAAGGCAAAGCCAATTCTTTTTAGAGCTATACAAGAAATAGATTCGGGACTTATTTCGTTGAGGTATCAATTAGAGTCTGGAAATGTAGATTTCAAAGAACGAGAATTTAAACCAGGTTTTCCCGAAAGATATGCAAAAGGAGAATTTTTTCCAACTAAAAATTACTACAAAGAATGGTATAACGAAGAAGAAGATGCTATTATTTTAGATCCAAAAGGGACAAAAGGAGAAATAATCGTTTTAGATGGTTTAAAAATTCAACTTCCTGAAATTCCTAAAGATAAAAAAAAGATTTTATTTTGGGACTTGCCAAAAGAAGAGCAATATTGGAGAAGACCCGAACCGCCAAAAGGAATATCTCCCGAAACAGAAGATGCTTGGACGGAATATATTTTAGAAGAATTTCGTCGTCGTCGAGAAGGGATTCATTTTTATAACAACGGAAAGGTAGTTTATTTAGTTGGCGCCCATTACATGGGATTGACGCACAATAAAATGTTAGATACTGGCGGATATAAAGAATTTCGTTGGGCGCAATGCCAATTGTATTATTTTATTAAAGCGTGTATTGTTGATAACAGAAGTTTGGGAATTGACTTTGTTAAAGGAAGACGTAGTGGATTTACTGAAGCCGCTTTAGATTTCACGATAGACGATTCTACATCTATGATAAATGCCTTGTTAGGAATGACAAGTAAAACAGGAGAAGATGTTGAAAAAATGTTCTCTAAATATTTATATACACTACAGAATTTACCATTCTTTTTTATACCTGTTGTCAAAGGTAAAATTGATGATAAAAATAAAATTGAATTTGCCAAGGTTTCCGACGCAAGTAAAGCGGCTAAAAAGAAAAAAGATACTCAGACCGATGATTATTTAAACACAAAGGTAGATTGGCAAAGTTCAACAACGCTTGCTTATGATTCAACAAAACTTGTTAGATATATTTGTGACGAAGCAGGAAAAAGAGAACGCCCTCAAAACATACTTGACCATTGGGATAATATTCGTCCAACTATGCTTCAAGGGGGTGCTGTTGTAGGGAAGTGTTTTATGGGAAGTACATTAAACCCATATAACAAAGGAGGAAAAGAGTTTCAAACAATGTATTACGGTTCAAATGTAAAAAACAGAGATTTAAACGGAATGACAACTACTGGATTATATTCATTTTTTCTTCCTGCGCACAAAAACATGGAAGCGTTTACCGATAAATATGGAATTTGTCACGAAGTGTTAGCTGAAGGAGATTTTTTTTATAATTCGCAAGGGAAAAAAATGACGCAAGGAGCGCTGCAATATTTGGAAAATTCATTTAAAGCAGCAAGAGCAATGGGCGCTAAAACCTTAAACAATCGTCGTAGACTTGATCCTATAACTATTGAAGATGCGTTTCGCGACGAAAGCAAAGGGTCTTTGTTTAATCTTGAAAAAATTAACGACCAAATAGCATACAATAACAGAGTAGATATTGACAAAACTTTAGCAAGGGGTAATTTCCAATGGAAAGACAATGTAAAAGATTCAGAAGTCGTGTGGATGCCAAACGAAAGAGGAAGGTTCTTGCTTGCGTGGATTCCGCCTAAAGAAATGCAAAATCGTTGGGTAATGAAGAACAATCAATACGGAGGTAGAAGCAGAGCGCCATTAAATGACGATTTAGGTTGCATAGGAATTGACTCTTATGATATTTCTGCGGTTCAAGACTCGCATTTGGAGCAAACAGAAAATGGATCAGAATATAATTTAGGTTCAAAAGGCGCTATTTCAGGATTAACTGCGTTTACAATGAAAGACATGCCAAGTAATTTTTTCTTTCTTTTTTACTGTACGCGTCCTCAAAGTGCTGAAATCTTTTTTGAAGATGCTTTAATGGCTTGTGTTTTTTATGGATTTCCTGCTCTTGTTGAAAACAACAAATCTCGATTGTTATACCACTTCTTAAATAGAGGTTATAGAAATTATTGTTTAAGCCGTTTTGATAAGCCTTCAAACAGATTGTCCCCTACCGAAAAGATGCTTGGGGGAATTCCCTCAAATTCCGTCGATGTAATAACAACACACGCTTCTGCAATTGAAGACTATGTAGAAAAATACGTTGGGATATATAATCAAGGAGAAGAACCATTTCCAATACGAGAGGAAAATGAAATTGGAAGTTGTCCGTTTAATTTAATGCTCAAGGACTGGGCGGGTTTTAACATTGCTGATAGAACAAAATACGATATTACAATTGCTTCCGGATATGCAATAATGGGCGTCAACCGCAAATCATACAAAATGGAAATGCCACAAAACAAACCATTGGAATTCAGTATTAGAACTTATGGACGTTAGTAACAATAGAAAAATTATATCAAAAACGCAAATACTATAAATAATTATTATCTTTGTCGTAAACAAATTTTACAATGGCTATCGATAATAGTAATTTTTCCATTTCACCTTACGTTAGTTTCCCTTCGCAACTTGACTCTTTTGAAGTTAAAAAGACTGAAGCGTGGGGTAAAAGTTTAGCCCAAGCAATCGAAAGTGATTGGATATATGGCACAGAAATTAATACTTACGGAGTTTTAAATTCTCGTTTTAATACGCAAAGATACGACTTTCTACAAAGAAGATTATATGCAAAAGGTCTTCAATCGATGGAAAAATATTTAGACCAACAAAAACCTAATGGCGACAAGTCGTTTTTAAATTTACCAACCAAACCAATTTCTGTAATTCCTAAAAATGTAGATTTACTTGTAAATAGTCTTTGCGATAGGGGTTATTATATTAAAGCCGTTTCAACAGACCCAATTGGAATTTCTGAACGAGTTGCTTATAGAGAACAAATCGAAACTGACAGAAATGCCAAAGATATAATTATTAAAGCCAAAGAAACATTTGGAGTTGATGTAGGCAGTATGCCAATTGAAAATCTTCCCGAAACAGATGCGGAATTAGATTTACACATGGAATTGGAATACAAGCAAGATGTTGAAATTTCACAAGAATTAGCAATTGAATCTATATTTAACGAAAACTACTATAACGAAATTACCGACAGACAACAAAAGCAAGATATGGTAATTTGCGGAGTTGGATGGCTTAAAAATACTTTTGTTCCGGAAAGAGGAATAGTTTTGGAATATGTCGATTGTGCGAATAAAATTCAATCTTATACTGAAGACCCTTATTTTAGAGATTGTTTTTATCATGGCGAATTAAAAAACGTTCCGCTAAGTCAAGTTTTTATTGATTACCAATGGTTAAATTTACCTGAGAACAAATCTATTAAAGAGCAAGTTGCTAATTCGGGTAATGATTGGTGGATTTACAATCAAATTCCCGACAATCAAAGAATAAAAGGGACTGTTACGTTGCTTTATTTTACATATAAAACCACTCGTAAAAGGGCAAAAAAAATAAAAGAAAAGGCTACAGGAGAGCTTATAATAAGTAAGGCTGATGAAAATTTTGTTTTAAAAGAAGGACAAACCGAAGATTACAAAAGAGTTTCTATAGAAGAAGAAATTTTATTTGAAGGGGTTTATGTGCCAGGAACAAACATTTTATTAAAATGGGAAGTTGCTGAAAATATGGCTCGTCCAAAATCTAATAAGCAAAAAGTAGCTGACCAATATATCGGAATGGCTCCTAATATGGAAAAGGGAATTATTGAATCAATGGTTTCAAGAATGATGCCTATTGAGGATAAAATAGAAGTAATTGAACTTAAAGTTGACCAAATTATTCAACCCATGATGGCTGATGGATTTATCATTGATCCTGACGCAATTAGCGAGTTAGATTTTGGCGGTGGAAATAAGTTTAATGCTCAAAACGTTATGGATATGTTTTGGCAAACGGGTAGTATTTTCGCAAGAAGTTTTGGCGCAAGTGGCGATCCAATGTATTCAAAAGCAATTACCGAATTAAGAACAGGCGGTTCGCTTGATAAATTACAAGCTCTTGCTAATAGAAAAATGGAATTGTTAATACAGATAGACGATGTAGTTGGGTTAAATAAAGCATCAAACGCATCAACGCCCGATAAAGACAGTTTGGTTGGAGTTAATAAATTAGCTTCTAAAAATACAAGTATGTCAATTCGCCACATTTTAAAAGGAGCGTGTAACAATACTTTGAGATTAGCCGAAGCGGTGACTTATAGAATTCCCGATTTGCTTAAATATTCAGATTTAAAAGATGATTTTGTTAGAAAAATAGGAGCGTCTTCTATAAAAGCATTAAATTCGGTTAAGAATCTACACTTACACGACTTCTCAATATTTCTAGAATTAGAATTAGACGATGAAGAAAGAGCTAAATTAGAACAAGATATGTCAGACGCTATTGTTAAAGGGCAAATGTCTGTTGCTGACAAGTACAAAGTATTAAATGTTAAGAATTTAAAATTAGCATTACAGTACATGACTGTTTTAATGGATAAACATCAAGCTAAAATTCAAGAACAAGAAATGGCTAAAATCCAAGCAAACACTCAAAGTCAAAGTCAAATTGCCCAAGCTGCTGAACAAGCGCGTCAACAAACCGCTCAAATGACAGGTCAAATCGATATGCAATTACAACAATTAGTAAATCAAGGCGAATTACAAAAAGAACAATTGCGAGGAGATAACGAATTAAGAAACATTCAAACTAAGTTACAAGGCGAATTTCAAATCGTCCAAGTACAAGGCGGAGTTCAAATGGATAAATTACAATTTTTAGAAGAAAAGAAAAATGAACGTTTGATAAAACAAGCGACTATGGATTCCGAAAAAATTGAACAAAGAAAAAGCGAATCAGCTACTCCTATTGATTTTGAAGCAAAAGAAATAGACGATTCGATATTTCAATTATAAAAAAAATTTATAGAAATGTATTGTGTGATAGATTTTTTCTATCTTTGCTAAGGTTAATAACGTTAGTTATTTAAAATTATTCTAAATCTAAATTAAAATATTATGCCAGAAAATGAAGAAATCGTAGAAAACAACGGTGGCAGTTCGGAAGAACAAGTGATTGAACAAACAGTTGAAACACCCGTAATAACGCCTTGGCAAATTGAAACTGATGAAACTCCAATAACAGAAACTTTTAAAGTAATTCCTGATGTTGAAGAAACAGTTGAAGAAGTTGTAATTGAACAACCAATAGTTGAAACGCCAATTACAGAAGAAGCTCCAATAGTAGCTGAAGAAGTAATTACAGAACAACCAACAGTTGTAGAAATTGACGAAGAAAAAGTTATTAATTTTCTTAAAGAAAAAGGATTTAATGCCAATTCTTTAGATGACTTAAAACCAAAAGAGCAAATTGAGTTAGATGCTGAAATGAAGTCTTATTTGGAATACAAAAAGGCAACAAACAGAAGTTATCAAGACTTTTTAGAAACTCAAAAGGATTTTAGTCAAGAGCCAAAAGAAAATGTCTTATTAGCGAATTTAAAATTGGATAACCCAACTTTGACTGATTCGCAAATTGAAAGACTTTATAAAAGAGAATACGAATATGATGCTGAATACGATGACGAAGACGTTATTTTAGACAAGCAAATTAACATAGAAAGAGATTATCAAAAAGGTTTGGCAAAACTTGAATCTCAAAAGGAACAATACAAGGTAGTTAGAGGTTCTGACGAATTGGTTCCTGAAGAATACAAAAATGCCAAACAATTAGTTGATAGTTGGAATAAGCAACAAGAAGAAAACAAAATTGCGTTTGAACAAACTCGGCAAGATTTTGAAAGCAAAACAGAAAAAGTCTTTAATTCTAATTTTGAAGGTTTCAAAGTTAAAGTAGGAGAACAAGAATTTAAAGTTAAGCCCGAAAATATTGAAATTGCCAAAAAAAATTTATCAGACCTAAGTAATTTTGACAAAAAGTTCTTTGACGAAAAAGGTACATTAAAAGACCCCGAAGGATATTATCGAGCATTGCATTTTGCCGATAACCCCGATAAAATAGCCGAACACTTTATCAATATTGGTAAAGCATTACAAGTTGAGGCAGACGAAAAGGAATCGAAAAACATACAAGTGCAATCACAAGCAAGTAGAAACGCACCTTTAGTCAATACAGGTTCAAAATGGATCGTCGAGAATTAAATTTTCTTTGAGTTGTGTCGAGTAAAAAAAAGTAAAAACACAACAAAAAAATTAAGAAAACATGGCATTAAATCCAAGTCCAGGCATAATTTATCAGCCTACAGCGACAAAAACACCTACTCCCACTAATTACATTAGTGATACAGAGTACAATTTACTAACGCAATTCATTCCTGAATTAGAAGACCAAATCGTAGATAGATTCGGAACTCAAATGATTACAGGATTATTGGCGTATCAAGGAAAAGAATCAGCATTCCAAGCAGATTTAATCAAATGGAATGAAGAAGGAAGATTGACACAATTAGCTACGGGAGTTACTCGTTCATCTAACGTGTTTACATCAGTTGCTCACACTTTTAGAGTTGGAGAAACAATCGTTGTTAGAACATCTGACGGTGGTGTTTTAACTCAAGGGCAAATTACAGCAGTAACCGCAGATACATTTACCGCTTTAAATGGTAATGCAGGTGGTTGGTCAGGAACAACAGGATTATCTGTTTATGCAGATTCTAATGAATTTGGCAAAGGAACATCAGGTATGTCGGTTGGATTAAATTCTCAAATTGACCAATTCACTAATGCGCCTACTACTATCAAAGAAACTCTTGTAGAAACTCGTACTAACTTAGCGTTAAGAACTTGGGTTAAAACTGACCAAGGTTACTTATGGTACTACAAAAACCTAAAAGATACTAAAATGCGTTTCAACAATGCGTTGGAAAATAAATTAATCTTAGGTAATCTTTGGGGTGGCGCTTTGGCAGCATCAGGAGTTCAAGGTACTCAAGGTTTGTTTTCTTGTGCAAGAGAAGGTAATATCTTTACTGGTCAAGCAACAGACTTAGATGATTTTGATGAAATCATTGACAGAATGAATGCTCAAGGTATGATTGCTGATAACTATATGTATAATACTTCGGCTCAAAACCGAGTTATTGACAGAATGTTAAAAGCTGAATTTGTTACAAGTCAAGGTTGGGGAGAATTTTCTAACGAAGCAGAAGCTCTTAAATTAGGATTTAAACAATTCAATTACGGAAACTACAATTTCTACAAGTCAAATTGGAGATTTTTGGATAACCCGACTACTGAAGGTTCTGCGGTTGGAGCAACAAAAGTACACGGATTTATGTTCCCAATGGGAGGTAAAAATGTTTACGATGTTATGACAGGAACTCAAGCTACTCAGCCATATCTACACGTTAAATATCGTGCAAGTCAAGAAGTAAACAGAAAATACGAAATTAGCGTATTTGATTGGGCGCAAGGAACTAACAACGAAGATAAAAGACGTACTGAATTCCAATCAGAAAGATGTTTGATGGTTACAGGAAGAAATAACCTACTTTTACTACAGGGGTAGTCATTAGCAAGTTACAATAAATATAGGGGTTGAATTTATGTTCAGCCCCTTATTTTAAAAATAAATAAATTCAAATCTAAATTAAAATACAATGAACAATTTTAAAAAAGGAATGGGTGGTTTTAATAAAAACACCCCTCAAGAAGACGTTGCAACTATTCAAGTTAAAGACGAAGAAATAGTAAGTCAAGAGCAAAACAAAGAAGAAACAATACCTGTTTCACAAGTTGCAGACTTAGTAAAAAAAATGGTTGAGGAACAACTACAAAACTCTCAATCTAATCAACCAAAAAAAGAAGTAGAAAGCATTGTTGTAACTCAAATTAAAAATGAGATTTTTGACGATTTGCCTGAAATTCGTAATTTTAAACCAAAAGAAAGAATTTATGTTTTATGCGATGGTTCCAAACCTAAATCTTTTGGAATTCCCACAAGACATAAAGAAGCGAGTCCTTTAATGTATATTAATAAGGAAACAAATGAAACTTTTGCTTTGTTTTACTCGGAAACACAATCTTCATTTTTCAAAGAAAAGCACAAAGGAGATTCCAAGGTAAAACACGTTACTATGATTGATGGTATGTTGAAAACTTACGAAACTGACATTAAATTGCAAAAGTTTTTAGCTATTAATCCGCACAACAAAGCAAACGGTGGATATATGTTTGAAGAATACAATCCTTCTAAAGTAGCTGAGGTTTCTATTGAAAGTTTTGAATTAGAAACAAAAGCAAGAATTTTAGCAACGGAATTGCCTTATATCAAGCAAGATGCTATTGTAAGGTTGTTAAATCCAAATTACAAAGAAACTTGGACTCCTGCTGAAGTTAAAACTGCGTTATATCAAGAAGCAAGTAAAGCGCCAACAGAATTTATCAAATTGGCAAATGACAGGTCTTTAGAAATAAAAGGGGTTGCTAAAACCGCAGACGCAAGAGGTATTATTAGTTACAAAAATTACAGATTCTACAATGAAAATGGAGATGTAATTTGCGAAGTTGCGAGAAATCAAGACGAGTGGGACGCTATTGCAAACTACTTTATGACAAGCGAAGGTCGTACAACGTATGATTTTATTAAAAATGCGATTAGCTAACAACTGTTAGTTAAAATAAATTAAAAGCACTCTTTATGGGTGCTTTTTTTGTTTATAGTATTATAAAAATAATTATCTTTGTTGTAAATAATTAGTTAGATATGATTTCCATAAATTCAGTTCGCAACTTAACTTTATTTTTGCTTAACAAAAGTAATCGCGGCTATATTGGTGTAGATGAATTTAATTCGTTCTGTCAATTAGCGCAGTTATCAATTTTCGAGGACTTGTTTACGCAATACAACGCTTTTATCAATAAAGAAAATCGTCGATTAACCGGAACAGAATATGCAAATTTGCCAAAAAATTTAAGAGAGCAAATTGACGTATTTGCCGAGTACACAACACAAGCAAATTTTACTTATAATTCTTTGACTGATTTATGGTCATACACAGGAACAGACCTTTATCGTGCTGAAAATCTATCATTAGTTAATGCCGATGCTAAAAAAGTTGATATTGATGAAGTGCAAAAACGTGAGTTAAATGTAATGATGAATTCGCCACTTACTACTCCAAGTGTTACATTTCCTGTTTATACAAGAATTGGCGCATCGTTTAGAATTGTGCCAATAATTGAAAACCCTTCTTATGCTGAATTGTTTTATATCAGAACTCCTAAAAACCCAAAATGGACATTTACAACCGTTGCAGGGAATCCAATTTTTAATCCATCGGCAAGTGATTTTCAAGACATAGAATTGCATATTTCACTATTTGACGCATTTGTTGTCAAAGTATTATCCTATTGCGGTTTGTCGATTCGTGAAGCAGAAGTTACTCAAATTGCAAATTCACAAGAAGTTCAAGAATTCCAAAAACAAAACGCCTAAGATATGCCTACAACTAATCCGCAAATATATTACGAAAATGACGAAAATTGGGGCAACTACCAATTTGTCGGTTTAGAAGAAATCGTAAATAACTTTATGCAAAACTATACAGGTGATTCAAGTTTACTTGGTTATGTGCCTCGTTCAAAAGTAATTTACCAAGCAAAACAAGGTATAAAACAATTTACATTTGAAGCATTACATCAAGTTAAAGTTGTTGAATTAGAACTTGGAGAAGCAAACGATATTATACTACCACCTAACTACGTTAACTACGTTAGAATTTCGTGGGTAAATAAAAAGACAGGGCAAATTCACCCAATGTCACAAAACAGACATTTCCCATTAGGGATTGCGTATTTGCAAGATAATGAAGCTGACATACTTTTTGATAACGAAGGAGAGATTTTAGAAGGAACAACAGCTATTGAAGCGATTAATGATAGTTTGCCAAGTAATCCTATTGAAAACTTTGAAAATTT